CGACAGACGACCAGTTTGTCGATGAATGGGTCAAACAGGCCCATTTTACAGATGAAGAACTAGACCAGTACTTATCTGAAGAATGTTTCTTCTCTCTTGATTTAGAAGAAGCAACATACCGTATTCCTCATCAGGTTATGGATGAGAATTTAAAGTTCTTCGATGAACTTTATCAAGACGTCCCTGAATGGGAAGTCTTCCGTGATCTCTATGGAACTCATGAGAGAACAATCGATATGACCGAGCTGGTCAATAAAGGACTCTGGGATGGTCCCCGAGAGGTACGTTCCTATAACGGGAGCTTCATGGGCGACGGTATGTCGTTCATACACTTAACTTTGATGCTGAGTGCTATAACTTCTTATGTCTTTAGGAAGTTTCCTAGACGGCCAATTGGGCAGTCTGTAGGAGACGATTTAGTTCTCCTTGAGCTCAAACGCAAACAAGCAATTGAGTTTTGTCGCATAGCTAAAAATCTTAACTGTGCTTTTAGTAAGATCAACTCGATCTCTACTGACGCTCTCACATTCTGTGAAAACTACTGTGCCCGTGTCTCGGACATTGAAGATTTACGTGATGTAAAATCTTTTGAAGGCTCCATATTCGGAGACTTATTATTCCTTGATACTATCAAAGGAAGTCCTTTATCTGGTAAATCCAAAGTAAAGGCTGATGGTGCTGAACCTTTTATAGGTCACGCCACGCTACTCAACAAACAAGTTAAGTGGCACCCTTTGCAGACTGTAAGTAACAGAGCAAAGACATTTCTCTGGTCGAGAAATTATTACTCGTCAGTTCGACTGAGTAATTCAATGGCAGGCATGCCCATCTCGTTAGGAGGGGCAGACTTGGCATTAGGACGTACGATGGACTATCGTGATCCTGAATTCCAGGCAAATTATTTGCCATGGTATGAGGCAGTTTGGCGACTACCTCAAAAAGAATTCTTGAGCTACTACTTGTTGCTCAGAGGAATTTTTCAATCAAATCCTAAGGGTCATCCTTGGGAGAATGATTACGAAGTTATCAGACAGATCACTTCAGAATGTTGTCTTGTAGATATACAAAACATCAATGAGATCATACCGGATTGGATGATCGATAAAACAACGAGGGAGAAACTCTCCTACATTGAAAAGGAACTTAAGATGATAAGTTTCCATAACTTGTCTTCGCAGCTCGCAAGACAAGAGGCTTTCCTCAAGATGTGGAATCTTGAAGAGGTGACAAGCTTCCTGACTAGTCCAGTCAAAGGAGCCCGTGAACGATCCAACAAAGTCTGGGGGATCATCAAGAATTCTGTCAAGCCGACAGATTCTAGAGAATTCGTATCGAATTCTATGTCTTCTTTAGAAAATCTCTATATAAGTAAGACAAGGGGTCTCTACGTCCGTAAAGACGACCCTGCAATCCTTGATGCTTTCAAAGGAATGCCTGACCTTTTCTTCATGATAGGTCATAAGACAAAGACCAGCTCGGTCTAGTCTGAACCCACTAAATGCACAGCTCGTGCAGTGAGTAAAAAACAAATCGTTTTTTAAAAGCG